CGATCAGCAAGAGAAATAAAGGAAAGTCATAATGCTCACTGCTGAACAGGTTATGAAGCGTCACGATATTGCCCAGCGCCGCAAGGATAACTGGCGTCAAATTTATGAGGATTGTTATGAATTTGCTTTGCCCCAGCGCAATCTTTATGACGGCTACTATGAGGGCGGTGGTTCGCCGGGCCAAAACAAGATGGCGCGGGTTTTTGATTCTACTGCAATCAACGCAACGCAGCGTTTTGCGAACCGCATACAGTCTGGATTATTCCCTCCGTATGGTCGTTTCTGTCGCTTGGAGCCGGGTCAGGATATTCCTGCGGCGCGTCGTCAAGAGGTTCAAGCGGCGCTAGACGTTTACGCTGAAAAAATGTTTGCCGTTCTTAGGCAGAGCAACTTTGATCTTGCGATGGGCGAGTTCTTGATGGACTTGGCTGTTGGCACGGCAGTTATGCTAGTGCAGCCGGGAGATGACGTCACGCCTATTAGGTTCACTGCTGTCCCTCAATATTTGGTGGCCATTGAAGAGGGCGCTCACGGCAAGGTTGATAACGTGTACCGCCGAATGCGGATGAAGGCAGAGGCGATTAAGCAGCATTGGGTTGATGCTGAAATTCCAACACGACTTGAATACATGATTCGAGAAAAGCCGACAGAAGAAATCGAGTTGGTTGAGGCGACCGTAATTGACCCTGATCGTGGCGATTATGAGTATCACGTTATTTGGCCGGAAGGTAAATCAACGCTATTGCAGCGTCGGATGAAGTCTTCTCCGTGGATCGTGGCTCGCTACATGAAGGTTGCTGGAGAAGTGTATGGTCGTGGTCCATTGGTTACGGCCATACCTGACATTAAAACGCTGAACAAAACCCTTGAGATGCTTCTCAAAAATGCCTCTCTTTCGATTGCTGGAGTTTACACGGCGGCTGATGATGGCGTTCTAAATCCGCAAACTATTCGCATTGTGCCGGGGGCTATCATTCCTGTTGCGCGCAATGGAGGCCCGCAAGGCGAGAGCCTGCGCCAACTGCCGCGCTCTGGAGACTTCAATGTTTCCCAGATCGTTATTAACGATTTGAGAATGAACATTAAGAAAATCTTACTTGATGATACGTTGCCGCCAGACAATATGTCTGCCCGTTCCGCAACTGAGATTGCTGAGCGCATGAAAGAGTTGGCTCAGAACTTGGGTTCTGCGTTTGGCCGTTTAATTACAGAAACGATGACGCCATTGGTGGCTCGCATTCTGGATGTCATGGACGGTCGCGGCCTGATTGAAATGCCGCTGAAGGTCAACGGATTGCAAGTGCAGGTAACGCCTGTGTCTCCAATCGCTCAGGCTCAGAACATGGGCGATATTGAGAAGATTGTTCAGTGGGTCCAGCTTGCAGGCGCGCTTGGGCCAGAAGGTCAAATGGCTATTAATACCGGTAGCATTGCTGATTACATAGCTGATAAACTTGGCATTCCGGCTGATCTCAGAACAACGCCTGAGCAAAGGCAGCAGGCTATGGAACAGATGGCGCAAATGGCACAAATGGCTGCTGCGCAACAGGGCATGGGGCAACCACAGGAAGGGCAAGTTGAGTGAACCCAGATGGATGGGACGGGCTAAGGCATTTTGAGTCTCAGCCAGACAAGCCAGGCAAGCAGAAGGCAACAGATACGGACCTTTTGTATTTGCGTGTATTCGGCAGCGAGGACGGGCAAAAAGTTATTCAGCATTTGCGCTCGCTGACGATTGAGCAGCCTACGTGGTATCCAGGCGAAGACGCTTCGCATGGATTCGCACGAGAAGGGCAAAACTCATTAGTTCGAGAAATCGAGCGCAGAATCTTGAAAGCGAGAGAGGCATGAGCGAAGAAGTACAAGCGCAAGAATCGGAATCAAGTGAAGGCGACGGCCTTCTTGCCGGGGCTGTTATTGAGCCACAAAAAGAAGCCCCAGAAGACAACTACGTTCCGCATCGTCAAGAAGACACGCAACCATCCGTGCAAGACGTAATGGTTGCTGGTGAAGATGACGAGGTTGAGTTTGAGCGGCCTGATTGGTATCCAGAAAAATACTGGAATGATGAAGATGGGCCTGACATTGAAAGCCTTGCTAAGTCTTACCAAGAGCTTCAAAAGAAGTTTTCTCGCGGCGATCACAAAACGCCGAAAGAATATGACACGAAAATGTTTGAGGACGCCAATGTGCCAGAAGATGACGAACTTCTTAGCACGTACAAAGAGTGGGCTAAGGAAAACGGGATTAGCCAGAATGCATTCAATGAACTGGCCGAAAAGTTCATTTCAATGGCTGGGAATGAGGCGCAACAAGCAGAAGTCTCATACCAAGAAGAGTATAAAAAGCTAGGGCCAAATGCGGACCAAACGATTAAGTCCATGACTGATTGGGCGCAAGGATTGGTGCGCAAAGGCGTTTGGTCTGAAGATGATTTTGAAGAGTTCAAAATCATGGGAGGAACGGCTCAGGGCATTCGTGCATTGCAGAAGGTCCGATCATACTACGGCGATCAGCCTGTTCCAATTGATGTTGGTCAGGTTGAAGGCCTTCCTTCCAAGGAAGAGCTAAATGCTATGGTTGGCAAGGCAGAATACCAAAACGACCCGGTATATAGGTCTAAGGTAGAAAAAATGTTTGAGCAGGTTTACGGTTCAGGCGACTACCAGCCGCAGTTTTAAAGAATTTCCCCGGCCTTTGAGCCGGGGTTTTTCTTTGTTTAATGTTGCATATCTGCAACAGTGCTGCATCTTTACAACACAATATGTTTTATAATATAGTCTTATTGATGGATACCCACTCATGGCCCGTCAGAACGGCCCTGGCATGAGGCGCTAAACCGTGCAAGCCGCAGCCCTTCTAGGATACCTGCTAGGCGAACAATCGAGTGTAACTTAATTTGAAGGAGAAATGTGATGGCTCAAGGCATCACCAACGCCTTCGTTCAGTTGTTCGACGCGGAAGTCAAGCAGGCTTACCAAGGTGCGCGTAAACTTGCTGGCGTTACCCGCGAACGCAACAACGTCGAAGGTTCTGTCGTCAAATTCCCGAAAATTGGGAAAGGCGTCGCTACCGTTCGCGTCCCGCAAACGGATGTTACCCCGCTCAACGTGACCTACTCGCAGGTTTCGGCCACCATGAGCGACTACATTGCCGCTGAATACAGCGACATCTTTCATCAGGCGAAAGTTAATTTCGATGAGCGCCGTGAGTTGGTGCAGGTCGTTGGTAACGCTATTGGTCGCCGGATGGATCAGCTTGTCATTGACGCGCTGAATGCCGCTTCTTCTCCGTCCACCGTTGGCACGGATATTGGTGGCTCTGGCACCAACCTTAACCTGGCTAAATTGCTTGCAGCGAAAAAGTCCCTGGACGCGAACAATGTCCCGGCTGAAGGCCGCTGCATGCTTATTCACGCCAATGGTTTGTCGGCCCTTCTGGATGAGACGGAACTCACCAGCAGCGATTTCGCTACCGTGAAGGCTCTTAGCCAGGGTGAAATCGACACCTTCTTGGGCTTTAAGTTCATCATGCTTGGTGATCGTGACGAAGGCGGTCTGCCGCTTCCGTCCACGCGCACCAGCTTTGCCTTCCACCGTGATGCGGTTGGCCTTGGCATTAGCATGAGCCAGAAGTCTGAAATCAACTACGTGCCTGAGAAAACGTCCTTCCTCGTTTCGTCAATGTTCTCCGCTGGAGCCATTGCGATTGACGACGAAGGTATCGTTAAAATCAGCAGCACTGAGTAAGGAGAAAGATCATGGCTTTTGACTCTGCTGGTCTGACGACTGTTTCGGCTGCTAAGCGCGGCAACGCGCCAGGCATCTATGCCTACAAAACCACTGACGCAATTGCGGACGTGAACACTGCTGGTTATTTCAATGACCTGTCCGACACCCTAGAGGTTGGCGACTTGATTTATTGCGTAACCTCGACGGGTTCGACTGCTGTTGCCACTCTCGTTTATGTCTTGAGCAACTCCGGTGGGGCTGTTGACGTGAACGATGGCAC